TTGACTTGATCTGTCATTTTTTACTTCCTTTCTTAAATTTTTTGGTAAATGCATTACCTTTTCTTTCTACTGAAAACATTGCTTCTCTTGCTGCTAACTTCACTGGATCAGTGCAATACTGATCTAGTTCAAACTTACGACTATATGTATCCATTAATTTTTCCATGCGCATGTCATGTAACACTTTAATACCAAGTAATGCATTACCAACTTCATCTTCGGTCATTGGAATCGGATGGTCGCCGTGGTGTTTAAATAATAAATCAATGTCGTCTGATGTTTGCCAAGCAATCATAATGGCTTGTTCTAAATCATATCTGTCTGTCATTTCTTCATCCTTTTCTTTGCTTTTTTGAGTTCATCTTTAGGGTTTGTGGAAAACCAACTTAAAACTAATATTATTGCTGGCATCATTTCGTCATATGATGCTAAGTCGTCTTCATGCCAAACTTGTTTATTTTTTAGCATTGACTCCATACTAACATACGAGTCTGCTAATACATTAACAACTATTTGATCCGAAAAATCATCATCAATTTCTATTATCATTTACCACACTCCACTTCATGATTAATTATTTTATCAATGTACCACTTTGCTTTGCGTAAATCTTCTACGCCACCTTTTTGTTTCCAACGATACAGATATTTAATAGCGTTACCTGTACACATTGCTTCCATGCCAGTAAGTCCCTCGATGGCAGACTCAATGGCATCAATGCACTCTACTTTGCCTTGATAATGTTTAGGATGATTAACTGGATCGTGCATTTCTTAATCTCTTAAGTTCATCTTCGACTGCTTTAACTTCTTCCGAGCTGTCACAAACCCAGATTCCCAATAAATCTTTGTATACGCTCGTGTCAATGTCTTCCACACCAGCAATCGTCTCCATAACATAATTACCTTTATACATATGTTCAACCACAAAAGTGCTCATTCGCCCAACTCCTTTTGAATAAACTCTACTGCTTTGTCGTAATGATATCGCCAGTACTTTTCAGTCATACCAACATCTAAATAACTTCTGCCTATTAAAAATGCTTCAATTACTTGTTTCTGTTTAAAAGGCATACGCTCATCTATTATACGCCTAATATCTATCAGATCGTCAAGATCCCATGGAACCCACCCTTCGGAGGAGTGGTGTGATACTGATTCTGAATCATCTTGCTCAATCGGATCCATCTCCTCATCCGATAAACGAGGTTTACTGCAATTGATTATCATTCTCATAATTGTGTGTCAAAGATTGCTGCCGAGTAAATATTACCCATCCCCGCCGCCAAAGAGAGTATTTTTTGCTCTCCAGAAATATGCAACGGATCTGATATGAAGACACTGTCTCTCTGAGTTCTGTTTTTAATTGGTGTTACTAAACGATCTTTAATGTTGTCTAGTAATAAGCAAGTTTCCAGTAAACCTGACGCACCCATGGTGTGTCCGATCCACTGCTTATATGATGTCGCTACAAAGCGGTGATCAAACAATGTTTTAAGAGCATTGCGTTCTGCAATATTGTTTGACTTTGTGCCAGTGCCATGGGTCTTTACAATATCTATCTGCTCGGGGCGTATTTTAGATACAGACATTGCACCATGTGTGGCTTTGATAAATCCTTCTCCGTCTTCACGCTGACCAATAGCGTTAGTACTTTTTTCTGAGGCGCTGTACGCACCAAGCAACCGAGCATGAGGGTTCTTCGCATATTTTTCATTTTCAAATACAACCAGCGCCGCTCCTTGACCAATGTTAAAACCAAAGTTAATCGAATCAAATGCTGATGGCACTACACCTTGTTCTTCTTGCTCTTTGGTGAGCACTGCTTTGGATTCACCAAAAAACTTGAGTACTGTGTTAGTCACTGCATCTTCCACGGCCAGTACAATCACCCTATCAAAATGATAGAGAGCAAATAGTTCATGCACATTCATCATGACTTTGAGGCTAGACGCACAAGCACTGGCATCTGTGATGACCATGTCTTCCGCGCCACAAACCTGGGCAACACGACCAGCATACACTTGAGTTAGTGTAAGGGGTAGCATCTTGTAATCGTAGGTCAAGCTGTTTGGCTCTGGATCTTTGGGATTGATCCCGGCGAAATGTTGGTTGCCAGCAGCTAAAATAAATGCTGTCTTTCCACCTCGGTTTTTCAAGTCTGCCATCAAAGCTTTATCCAATACACGCTCTGCCAGTTTGTGGGGTGCGTACACTAGGCCAGTGTCTTTTTTGGCGTAAGTATCAGCAAACCAATGCACACGCTGTGGGTACAGTATGTCCTCGACCATATGCGTCTGTGTAGTTGACGCAGTGCGGTAGTCTGTTAAGTAAATCATTGAATCGATGTCAAGGCTTCTTCTACGCTAGTTGGCTCTTTGGTTTTGTGCTGACACATAAACTCAAATAGATCTCTGACTGTAACGGGCTGTAGCGTCTTTAAATCGTCCTCAGAGACTCCGTAGATGTCGCCAAGGTATATTCCTACCATGAGCATATCCAAGCTGTCTAAGCCCGTTTCTGCTAGGTTTTCGTCTAGGGATTTGATCTTCACCCCGTTGGAGTTCAATGGAGTTGCTAACTCAACCACCCCTTCCAATATATCTAATAGCTCTTGTTCGGTCATTTTAATGATTCCATTAATGCATCTTGTAAATTCATCTTACCTTCTAATACATTGACTACATGTTTATCTACGCTATTAGACACTGTTAGGTGATGTATAATAACAGGTTTTTCTTGCCCTTGGCGGTAGATTCTAGCATTCGCCTGGATGTAGTTTTCTGAGCTCCATGGTAAATCGAACCAGACCGTCTGTGCTGTGTCTCCAACGTTGCACTGTAGATTAAGCCCGATCCCACCGCTTTGCGGGTGGGCAAGGAGCATACGAATCTTGCCACCACGCCACGCCTCAATGTTGTCATCGTCCAGCACCACCGCCTCTGGGAACTGAAGACGTATTCGTTGGAGCGAATGCTTGAAATGATAGAAGACAAGCGTGGGACTCGAAGATTCTTCCATGATCGACTCAAGATATTCCAGTTTAGAGCGGTGTACTTCTTGCGCTTTTCCGTCTTCTCCATAAACTGCACCCGAGGTGAATTGCAAAAGCTTGTTCGCCAGTGTCGCTGCTGTTGGAGCTGTGATTGTTTCGCCACTGATCTCAGCGACCATATTCTTTCTAAGTTGCTCATATTTTTCTCTAACATCTTTGTCTAAAGATATACTGTGGTATACATAGGTACATTTGGGTAGATTTAAATAATCCTCTGCTTTTAGTGATAAACAAATGTCACTAATTTTATTTTGTATTGCTACATCAGCGCCGGGGATAAGCTCCCAGTTGTACACCACTCGGGTATGGGGATTCACCTTGCCTGGGCGCATATACTTCGTCCTAAACTTCGTAAGGCTAGTTTCTAGCCGTTGCCCTAAATCTAAAATTGCTACTTGGCTCCACAAATCCCCATACCCTTGTGGTGTAGGTGTACCCGTCATAATAATACGACGCTTGAAAGATTTTAACACAGTCTTTAATGCTTTAAATCTTTTTGTGCTGCTGTCTTTAAAGCGTGATGACTCATCAATGATGAGCCCATCAAACTTATTCGGTATCCAGTTCTCCACTAACCAAGGTACATTTTCTACATTGATTAAATAGATATCAGCTTTTTCTTTTAAGCCAGATATTCTCTCTGCTGGATTGCCCATTATTTTGGATACCTTCATATCTTTCAAGTGTTCCCATTTCTGACACTCTTGCGCCCAAACGTTCTGAGCTACTCTTAAAGGTGCGATCACCAAGGTCGCGGCTAATTTTCCTTCTTGGACTATCGTCAACGCTGTCGCCGTCTTCCCAAGGCCTGGCTCGAGGAATAGCCCCATATTCATTATCGATGTCGATCGCAACACGATCTCGTTTTGATATGAATGAAGCTGATGCCTTTTTAGTTTTGGAGACTGTACGATCCCAGATCCAGTCTGCGATGTCGTAGTGCTCTTGCATTGTTCCATTGTCTTTTATTCTGTTTGCTCTGTGTGATATGAATGCTACATTACCAATGACGTAACCTAATTCTGGGATGATGCGATCTAACTGTGGTGCGTTGTCTTTAAACTTTCCCTTACCCAATCCCGCTCGACCCCAACTAAAGTCGGTATGGAAGATGGGGCATTTGTCTTCTGCTATAGATCTTAAATACTCTAAAGTAATACTAAATGGAACGCCTTTCCTTTTGGCTCTTTGCCTAGCTGAATCAAAGTATCTACCAACATGTAATTCTTTTTTAGTTAACAGCTTGCGTGCCACGAATAAACTCCTCAATGTCGTCATATGATCTTAGAATGTGTACTGGAAAACCAGCTTCGCCTAATTCATCGAATACGAAGATTTGTCTTGGTGACAGTTTTCCCGTTTCCGTTTTTAGTTCTACGAACATTATCTTTTGGTTGAGGATCACTATCCGATCCGGCACCCCCGTCACTGTGCTCTGCCATTTGTAAGAGAGCCCCGATAACTGCTTGATTCTTTTGTTCAAGTATTTTTCTATATCTTTTTCTAATATCAGGCTCATTTAGGATCTTTTTAACCTCTTTAAAAATGTATTCTGTTAGATAAGCGCGAATCTCTTCGCCCGGGCTTTCTTCGTTGATGTATTCAAATATGCGATACACAAGATGTACTGATTCATGTACTAAGGTAGAATCCAAATCGTCAATAGCGGCCAGATCAAGAATCAAAGAGATTAGTGTGCGTCCGTCTGCTGTTGGTGTGGAGTGAACCTCTGCCATTGCACCATCTTCAAGGTACTCAATCTTTTGGGGCACATTCTTGTCCTTGAGCATCTGCCTAAATGCTTGCTCATCCAAACAAACATGAATGTTTGCTGGAAAGATTGGCACTTTAAAAACACGATATAGTTTTTTCATTGTCTTGTATTCTTTTCTATTGTGCTAAGTTGTTTTAATATAAGGTCGGACTCTTCGCTAGACAAGGGTTCTGAATTTTCAAACAATTCACCACTGTCGACTAAAGCTTGAATTTCGGCAGTGAGAGCGTCCAATTCTTCTTGCGTCATTTCTTCCGCCAGTTCATCAAAACACCCTTCTGCAAAAGTAACTTTTAGTTTTTTCAAAATAATTCCTCTTCATCAAACATGGTTTGCTTATCGATAAATGCTTGAGCTTTTTCATTTAGTTTCATGCCGCTGTACTTATGCTGACGCTTACCATCAATTCGTATTGCAGTTGCTGATACGCCCTTATCTTGAGTGGCAGCAAGGAATCTACGCTTGAATGATAAATCATTTCCTGGTGTAAGTCCATGTTTAACCGCCCATCGTTTGTAGCATAGGAATACATCGTCCTTGTCTACTTCAGCACCCGTCTCATACTCCAAGGCATCCTCAATGAATGAGCCAATTGGATTGCTCATCTCTTCCATGGTTTCCAGTAACTCTTGACCAGTGGTAGGTTGTACAAAGTATCCACCACGCTCAATCCTTCTGTGCAAACCGACCATCGCCCAGTTAAAAATGCCCGATAGTTCAGCCATCAATTTGGTTGATAGTGCCGTGTCTTCTTTGCCGTAGAAAGACTTGCTCATTTTTAGTACGATCATGCGACCTGTTAGCGCGTTAGATGATTCGGTTAACTGAAGAACTTCGTTTGAATAAATAACGATGCGTGTCGGTAGATAGCCGTTCCACGCTTCTTTATTTTTTCGATTAATAGTAACAGTGTCGCCACCAACAATACGAAGTAACTGACTAACAACGGCACCCCTGTCACGATCAGGAGCACGAGCATCAGTAAAAGATGCCAAAAGTTTTCCAAGCCAAGGTTGAAGTCCAAAGGTGTCACAAAGTTCTCCTAATTCTGGTGCTACAGTATTGTGTTGACCAAGTAGTTCAACCAACACCTTGTTGATTGTGCCCTTACCAGAGCGTCGTGGTCCAATGATATTAAAGAATTTCTGTTGCAATGTATCGCCCGATAAAATGTAACCAAACATTTCTTGTAAGCAATCAATCGACTCTTGGTCTTCTGACCATACATCATCTAAAAACTGTAACCACTGTGGGCACTGTGCCAACGGGTCATACGAAAATGGCAACGAGTTTTGTGTGAAGAATCCCAATGAGTGTGGCAGTAGGATGTTGTCTTCTAAATGAAACAAACCATTCTTCAAACTAACCAGTTTGTTTGCCTCTGGACGATTGACGCTGTAGCCGTTGAGCCATACTGGTGGTCTTGTGTTGGCGTGGTTCTCCAAGTGTACTAATGCTTTGGTAGCGTCCATGGCTGCACTCACACTAGCTGGGTTTGGTGCGAACGGCACGATGTTACCTTTGCGATCTTGTTTTTTACAACGATCTAAAAACTTGTATAGATCTGAGCGTACTGTTGACTCTTCCACATCAGCATAGTGTGTGCCCTTGTAAGCAAAGAAGTCACCACTGTAGTGAACCAGTTTGATTCCCTCTTCGCATGAGAATTTGGAATCCAAAAAAGTCTGTGCGTTTTCCATTGGTGCAACACCAAGGATCAAGTCACCTTTGGCTAGTGCCTCATTGCGATTGTTTTGTGAAATCTTAAAAGTCAGCGTGCGTAATGTTGCACCGCCTCCTTTTTGGTTAAATGTCTTCCACTTGTTCTCACACGCATTGGTAGTGTAGTTCACCACACTGCCGTCACCATACGACCAACGATCCCACATTTCACACGCTTCAAGATCGCCTTGAAACTGGTGATGTAGGCACATACCCATTTGTAGCCAATCTGTGTACCCGCAGTGAGGATCAAACTGTGGCAGTAGCTCTGCCTCTACCTTGGCCATATCCCACCCTTCTAGGGGCGGATTGTAGTCTGCAAACGCATCTCCTGATGCTCTGACTGTCCGCTCTGGAATAAGATGCGTAATGTCTTGTAATTCGGTTGGTAGTTCACCGCCCAGTTTGTGACCAGTGACAGTGAAGTAACGACCCTTGGGGTAGATTTCCAATCCTTTATCGTGATCCACATGAGCACCTTGAAGATCAGCTAGGGTAAATATCTTGACTCCAGTACCCGATGGGCTGATTTCCATGTAGCCTTGGATGCCGTCTGCAATTCCCTTTAATTCTGCATTGGTGAATGTATTGGTTAAATCATCAAAACAATCATCAAGATCGACACCAATAATATGATCGTCGCCAGTGAACACAAAGCCGATACCATCAAATCTCCCAGTTAGGTAGGCAGCTTCTGCACTAAGAAAGTCTGTCCATGTTGTTGCGTTAGTTGAAGATGCTGCTTTGCCAGTGGGTTGTACTGGCAGTTTTGACCAACGTTGAGTATCCCCTTCGCCAATCAATACATAATTCCATAATGTCCACCTTGGCACTGATCGTAGCCCCAGTGGTATGTTCTGAAATAGAACGGGTAAAGTCTTCGGTTTCATCTGTTTTCCTTGTGTGCAATCTACTTATGCAAATTTTGTCATACCTTTTGAACTATTTCTAGACATAAAAGTAATATACATATAACTAAAAGTAATCATTATCCATAGAAGACAGGGTACGATTTGGTAAAAAAGTTATATCGCGGCGCACCATTTTGTTTGCAAGTGTTTGATTCCATTTAATAATTTTATTGAAATTTCATGCAATCCACAGTATCCATAGTATTTTACTATTTTTTCTATTTTAATTTAATAAAGAAAACACAGTGGGGGGTAAAGTGAAAATTACTGTGGATACTGTGTCTTTTGCGGCGCACAATAAAAATGCCCCGAAGGGCATCTTTTAGGTTAGTTCATGGCCTTGCTGACTGACCATGCGTTTTGTCCATTCTCGAAAAGCAATTCGGTTTTTTTCGTTTTGTTCATCGTTATCATCCCAAACAGCATCAAAAAGATGAGTGCCGTTTTCTAAGGTAATCTCAATCTTTTCTAAATTGCCGTCCTGGTCAAACACTTCTAATTGTCTAGCTTTCATGCATTTCTCCAATATCTGTCGTTGGGGTTATTAAGCATACTTTTAATAAGTTCTTCTGTATTAAAGAACCATTGAATAATTTTTGTGCCATCTTGTTGATAGATGGTAAAGCTCATTTGATTTGATCCATCAAAGCCTCGAGCTCTTCTTGTTGCAAGCGCAGCACACGGATTGCCTCTTGGATTAGTTCTAATCCTTTAGCGTTTGGGTTGCCGTATCGGTTGTCTAATGCTTCAATCAATTCTGTTGTGTTCATACTATCTCCTAAACTGTGCTATTGGTTTGCGTCTACCAAATACTTTTTGAATCTTTCGTGCCGTAATACTACCATAAACACGATTTCGCCACCCTTGATGGGCTCTACGAATCTTTTGCATCTTAAAGCGAGCTTTAATATGTTTTGGCTTATTAATGTAATCTTGAATAAGCCTACGCTTTCCAACACCACCAAAAATGATGTTGAAAAGCTTACGCTTAATAATACGAGGAAACCTAAACTGTTTCATTTTCTTTTTACTATGGTATACATACTAAGTATAAAGGTAGTAATCGATTGCGCAAAAAATGCTAACCAAAATAACATCCACCAGCCCCAGTGAGCATCGGCAGAATATAAAAAGAAACCCGTTAGTACTGATAACATCATGATAATTCCTCCACTTGTTGAATTTGTTGTCCAATCCAATGCATTACTGGTACTGCCATACTGTTGCCCATTGCTTTGTAGCGTGGTCCGTCTGGTGACTCATTTTTCTTGCGCCAAGGAATGTTGGTGTGGTTATCGGGAAAGCCTTGTAACCGCTCGCACTCTATTGGTGTAAGTCTACGCACGGCCATGTTTTGCATAAGCTTAGGTCCGCTCGTGTTTGTGCCACCGCACGCTTGTGTTAAGGTTGCTGCTACATCACCATCAACCGCTTGGTTATATACATCGACTGCGTATGCCGTAGCCGTTTGGTTGTCACCCATATGGGCGCGTAATGTTGGTGTCTTATCTTCTACAAAACGATTTGGGTTGCCATCACGCTTGGCAATTCCGGGTTCAAACCCATATGCCACACCATGCACACCCGTAGCATTCAAAGTGTACATTGGTCCGCCTTCAGTAAACCCGTTGCCGTTACCACCATTCATGGGTTGCCGTCCGATCGTGTTTTCAGCCAAAGCAAAAGGCACATTCCCACCACCAGTTCCCCATCTCGCAGTAACAGTGGTACAAACACTCCCCATTTCTTTGACTCTAGAATCAGTGGGATGGTTCTCATAAACAATTAATCCTCTTCCGTCTTTCATGTCTTGGTTTCCAAAACCTTTGTAATCACGAGCCATCAAAGTTCCAATGGTATCTTTCCCATCGGGAGGACAAGGGATCAGCGTATTAGTTGTAGGATCATGCCTTGTTTTGGTTGAGATAGCGTGAGCTATTCTGTCTGCTCCGCCATTGATTTCAGTGCTTGATGTAGAAGTGGCGGAAGAGTTTTGTTTCTTACTTCTGCTCGTCTTAGAATTCCCGAGCAAGCTTTCTGGCTCAAAAAGAACCTTTGCGGGACTTGCCCAGTCTCCAAGACATCCAACAACGAAGACTCTTCTGCGTCTTTGTGGTACTCCAAAGTGTTGAGCGTCAAGCACCCGATATGCGAACCCATACCCGAGTTCGACCAACGCCCCAAGGAAGGCACCAAAGTCCCGTCCTCCGTTGCTACTGAGGACACCTGGCACGTTTTCCCAAACGCACCACTTGGGTCTAAACTTGTCAAGAATTCCCACATAGGTGAGCATGAGATTGCCTCTTGGGTCTTCAAGTCCTTTACGCAGTCCAGCGACTGAGAATGATTGGCATGGTGTTCCTCCAACGAGAAGGTCAATTGAGTCATTTAAATTCCACTCCTTATATTTAGTCATGTCCCCTACATTGGGAACGTTTGGAAAACGATGTGCTAGTACTGCTGATGGAAAAGGTTCGATCTCCGAAAAAGCAATCGGTTTCCACCCAAGGCCGTGCCATGCTACTGTAGCCGCCTCGACTCCACTACATACTGATAAGTATTTCATTTACTCCTCCTTGAAGTATTGGTATATGTCCACGACATCTGATCCATCTTCGTCCCAGTTGTCTTCGACACCATAATCACCACGGCTGGCTCGCATTCTTTCATCGTGTCTGAATCTGGGTTCAATTTGCCACCATGCCGCGGATGCCTCTTTGTACTCCAACCATTCATCGTTTTGGATAAAGACGGAATGGTTGCTACCCTCAAATCGTATTGAGTCGATGTAATCACGATGGGGTATGTACGGGTTTCGAATATTAGCATTGGTTTTAACTAATTTAACTAGATCTCTTGCTCGAATAAATCTGCGATAAGCTTTTAATTGCTCTTCTGTCAGATCAAGTGTCATATGTCTCATCTCCTAAATGCTCTGTATTGAAATTTTCCAAACTAATGGGTTCTTTGTTGAGTATACCATTTAATTCAGCAATTCTCAATGGTGATACATTTAGTTTCTGAGCAAGCTCATGGACTGTTGGTTCTCTTCCTAGTTCTTGAGTGAGTGTCCGCTCGGTGTATCTCATGCGCCGTATCTCTTCAGTCACATTTACTGGCAAACGAATTAGGTTCTTAGTGTTTGCTACACCACGATTGACTTCAGTCAATATCACTTGCCTTGCATAAGAGATAAACCGAATGTTATCCATGGGTTTCCACTTGCGTGCCGCGAGGAGCAATGCCTCGTTACCAAACCCAATAAGATCTTCCATGTCCACACCCGAATGATGCCAAGTTGGAGTGTTCTTAATTGTGGTTACGGCAAAGCGTAGGTTGTGCGTCACCAGTTTTTCGAGTGCAAGATCATCGCCCTGCGAAATCCGGGTTGCCAGGTTTCGCTCTTCCTCGACTGTAAGCGGTTGAATTCCATAGAGCGATTTCATGTAATCTGAGAGCGAGTTCTTTCTGTTTTTCAAAGTAGGGCATCTCCACATAATTGATGGGCATACTGGATCAGCATGGATGGGGTTGGATTCTTGGGTTTGGGCAAGACCTTGAGCGTACACCCAGTTCTGAGGAATGGTTCACATTCGATGCGGGATGCAAACTTTCGTACCAGTTCCCCATCCTCATAAACTAAGTATCTAAACATTAACTTTGCTACCCTCTTTAACCTTCTTTTTAACTGGTTGCACAATATCAAATTGATCGATGGGCAATCTTCTCAGTATACCATTCTTTGGCACAAAGTAAATGAATTCACCTTCGGGATACCAGCACGCTTTAGTGACATCACCCTTGTCATTGGTCGCATACGCTTGAAGATGGACCTTACTGGTCGTGCAGTATTCATCAGTCAATACTGTGTAACCACCCGTCACATTCGGAGTGACTGCAAGTGGGGCTGCCATGATAGTTGTGTGGTATAGAATTAAGGCAATCGGTAGGATGGCTTTCATTCTATTGTCCTCCAAGACCATGCCATTGGTCGACCAAAGTTCCAGTTATTGGCGGAGTCTTCACTATGAAAATCCCACAATTTGGAATAACAGTCAATCACCACTTTGTCCCCTAATTTAAGATCTTCCTTCTTAACTGCCTTGTATTCGGCATTGGGTAGCACCCAGTTCCTCTTGTAAGGATGATTCAGTTTGTAGGGTTCGGTTTCAATCAACACCCATTCATTGGTATTCATATTAGTATTCTCCGTTAACTTCTAATTGATCATCCCCAAAGTCGGTAGCCTTTGCCAATGCATCTAGCTTGGGCATCTCTGAGAGTTCTTGCATATACTCTTCTGGATCACGGCCGTGGGGCACTTCCCAGTATATCGTAGTATGCATCTTGATTTCAATCATAATTCCCCCAAAAATGCTTGTAAATTTTTAACTGGCACACAATTTAGCAATTCTTCAATCGCAGTTACATCGCCATCAGATAAATCAGATTTAATCTGATTAATTACTTTGTCCATTAAATCGTCATTGTTTGCTGGAGGGTTTACCAGTTTGGTGATAAAGCTTTCCACGAATTGTTGTTCCCAGTTCATACTGTATCCTCCCATAAGTTTAATATTTCATTGCGAGTTTCTTCTACTGTATATTGCCCATTTAATAACTTACGCAACAAGCTAAGATATTCTGCCTTGTTATCATGGTCGCTACCAATCCAATGACAGATCATTTCTTCGTTAATATACATTTTCATATTAGTTCTCCAAGTGGATAGTTAATGTTACTGGATTATAAATCTCATTCTCTTCTAACCACAAGTAGCAATCACTTGCAGTTTTGAAGAAAATTTTGTGCTCCAAAACCTGGTTTTGCTCCCGCTGCGGGGTATTTTCTGTCCCACAAACGAGGCAAGTACTGCCCTCATGAGGGGTTTGGCACTCGCATGGTACACAATGGTGATACCCATCATGCGTTAAAAACCCATCCTTAACTGCCTCAAAGACTGCGACCATGCCACCATTTTCATATACTTGTACTGCTTTTTCATAATTAGTCTTCATTACTGGTTTCCTTTTTAGCGAATTTAATAAAAGCTTTGCAACAATTGACTAGCAGTTTTTCTGCATCGTCATAATGGATTTCACCTTCGTCCCATTGTGTATAAATATCATTGACTGAGAAAAACAGATCGTCAATGTTGTAGTCTTTAAGATCGTTCATGCTTGCTCCTTTGATAGTCTGGAATACAGTTCATTTACTTTACTGCTCATCTCTTCAAAAAACTCTTTCTTGGTGTCATACCCTACATCTTTATAGGTATGACCTAATGCCAAATCATTAAAATCAAATAACATTTCTGTTACCAGTTCTTCAACATATTTGTTCATTTGATAATGCTCCTATCCCTATAAGGTTTGTTTAATTGGTACTCATCGCACTCAATACCATCTGATTCACCAAACATAAACCAATCGGGTTCAAGCTTGCATTGCTTAGTGTGCTTTCTTAATGCCACCAATACATTAAAGCGAGCAAGTGCCTCCTCTTGGCTATATGCCTCAAATGAGAAATTGCGACTGTCATAATACGCACGATAGATTTTCATAACTCCTCCATTGCCCAGTTAATAAACTTACCCATCTCTTCGCCATACGCAATGCCGTAGTCTGATGCACATTGCTTTAATGCTGACTTTGGTTCTAAGTCTGGAAACTCATCCATCATCATGATGGCATCGATCAATGCTCGATCGTAGTTACTCATGAGTTTCATGATAGTTTCTCCGCTAGGTTGCCCTCATTCCACATCGACAATCCGAAGTTAATAGCCTCTTTAGTCAATGCGACTTGGTTGGTGCTTGCATGGTGCTTGACTACATCCATAGGGCAATCGTTTTCTGTTGGAAAATTGTCGCCCCACATTTGACCCCATGATTTGTCACGCACAACTGTTTTCTTGACATAGGTATCGCAAATACCAAAACTAAACTGTCGCATGATGATGGCATTGGTGCAATCCAAACCAAGGTAGCAAGCGTTGTTTAATTGACCCTCAAGTTCTTTGAGAGTAACTGTTGGGTTTTCTGCTAAATACTCATCGATGTATGAATCATCAATGTCCACCACTAAATTAAATTTCATAACATTCTCCTTGTGTAAAACTCAATCGTACTGGTATTGCAACAAAAATAAATAGGTAGTTACCCTGGTCCCGGCCTCAGGGTAAACCCCTATTGACTTTCATTTAAAATGTCTTTCAGCATTTCTCCATCCCGAAACAAAATCTATACAACTTGCTTTAAGGTCGGATGAGAAAAGTATTTTGCCGTTCAATGTCACCACGAACCCACCACGATGGTCGGTTCGTGGTTCGATGACGAGGGCTGCCATGTCTTCTACTTTCATACATCCACCTCTGCGACTCGCCAATCGTGGGCATCGTAGTCACTCATATAACCCATCTCTACTGCGTATGCCATGTCGGTGAGATGATCTTCAAGCTCGATCTCTGCCTCTTCTTTGGTGTCGTAAAGGGTAGGACAATCTTCGGGGCATTCCCATCCCTCATTAAAAAACAATGCTTGGATTTGCCATTTTTTCATGATACCTCCGCATTCAATTCGACAATGCCTTGCTCGATAAATGAATCGTCAATGTCCCAAATCTCGCAACGCTCGTTATCCACAAAAACAGTTACTTGGTAGGACGGATCAAACCTACGCAATTCTTGAATGATTTCACCAACTGTCATGACATCCTCCGCACCCAATGATCACCAGACTCTTGAAATTGTGCGTACTCATCAATTTGAAGAAGACTAATTTTTGTTGCATCAATAAAACTGTAACCACGATCTTCATTGAAAAAATGTAAATCATGGTATTCAAGAATGGATTTACCATCCATGTTGCGATATCCATCGCCCCAAAAACATTCAAACTGTTTCATCGCTCAATACCTCCATTGTTGCGTGGTTAACATTCATTCCATTATTGCGAAAACACTTATCAAGCAATTCCCATTTGATATCGTACTTACGCAATCTCTCCAAATACTCTTCTGATACTGTGATATCAAATTGAGTAGTAATTCTGACTGTATGTACTTTTTTTGCCATCTCAACTCCCTGTAAATGTTTGATCAATATTGATCCAGTAATGCACTCATAGAATGCATTACTAGGCAACATTAAACAAGCTCGTACTTACCCTTACCGAATGTCTTATCTAAATGTGCGACTGCTAAATCCATGTCGTGCGTTGTGATGGTGCGGAATGCATTCTCACTATCAGTCAACAAGCGAAATAGAATGCCCTTTTTACGATGCTTAGACATCTCATACTCTTCTACCAGTATGCCGATGGCAGTATCAGTATCGTGATCAAACCATTCTGTGCCGTTGATCGCACCAAAATCAGATTTCCATTGACCTAATGATTTGACATACTTATTCCAAACAATGGCGGATGGTGACTCATCCCATCCATACTGCCCACCCATAAATTTAAGATCATAGAATTTCATGTCTATGCATCCACCATTGCCATCGTTGTGGACATAAGCGAATTTCTTTTTGTCCAAATACAAATTGAATTGATAACCACCACCATCATCGGTGTTCCAAGTTTTAAAACCTTTAATTTGAAAATTCATGCTACCTCCCAAGTGTTGATCCAAATACGATGCTCATCTGCAAAATCATACAATGCTGACAATTGATAATCGATCTCTTCAGTCGACTCACAATATTTTAATTCGTCAATTGCATCTACTACTGAATACTCATCCTCAAACAAGCTTGGATGTGAATCCATAAAACTGGTAAAGCGTTGATAAATTTCCATTGCAGTTGTTTCAATGGGTTGATCTTCAACATTCTCAAAAATATCTGAGAGATTGATTTGATATTTCCAATTTGCCATAAAACCTCCGTTGTTAAATTAAACTACTGACTCCAACAAAAACCACTCTATAGAATGGTTTTTAGTAGGTCAATAGGGGTATACCCTAATCCTGGCCGTGGTATAAAAACAACAGTCAGATTATGGGTTGATTAATCCCTCGTCCAGTAATTGCTTGAGGGTACGACCAAAAAACCCTTGCAATCCGTAACCTATGCGAGTGTCGTGCAAGTACTGCCATGCCTCCAGTACTTGCTCTTCTGAGTCGCACTCAATAAAACCCTCTGCTATTCCTACTGCCGTATAGTTATCCATATTAATTTGCCTTTGCGTAGTTAAGTAATTGCTTGATGTAGTCAATATAAGATTTTTGAAAACTGGCATTGCCTTGCCATGCCACCACTACAGTACCCGATTTTTTAACACCTAAAAACCTACCTAAGTTTTTAGTATCGCCTCCAAAAACCCATTGCCCAGTTTGTAACTGAGCAATGGATTTATCAGATAACTTCCAAATATCTAAAGCTTTCTGATATTGCATAATTATTCCCCTTTCTCATAATCATATGGTGTCCACCAACACCAACTACCCCATCCAATTGCATAATATTTTTGCCCATCAATAATGGAAGGTTCAAATATATCTATATCTTCGGGATCTTGATTAGGATCATAAACATAGACATCCTTTTCGGCATCATATGTCAAAAATCCATCGGTAAATAATTCAAGAATTTTCTTAGCATTTTCGGAAGTGAAATAAGGACATTCCCATCCATTCCAAGATTTTCCGAAGGTCATACCATCTACTGCTTGATCATCTTCAAAAAAATCAAGCTTAAATTTTGCGGGTTTAAATTCGTGGATCATAATTAATTGCCTTTCATTAAATTTTTTAATTCTTGCTTTAATACTTTGGCATCATTGCCTCTGAAGGTTGATGCATTTGCTAAAAAATACATAATGACACTTCTAGCATCGTCATACATATATTTTGAATTGATGTTATCTAATTGTGTCATTGCATCTAAATAGGGTTTAGCACCAAAATATGGTTTTGCCCAAACCCGTTTGATATCGTAAGCAATACTGGAAATTGATCGTTGCATAATTTATTCTCCAAATAATAGGCACAATTGCCCTATCACTATCTTATAGGAATGGTATAAAATTCATATTAGGGGAAACCCTTATAGGGTAGGCAAAAATACCATTTGAGAATAATTCTCAATAACCTATACCCCTAAAAACGCTTAAAACGATCATAGAGCGGTTTTAGTGGTTTTGCTTACAAGTGTATTGGAGGGTATGCGATCGCTCAACTGGAGGCGATCTGATCGTTAGGGTTTACCCTTAGCCTGGCCGTTGTATTTTTACAACAAACTGGTGTCAATAGGTAGTTACCCTGTGTGTTGTTTTGCTGCAACAAATGCAAAAATAGTTTTTTGCCTTATGCTTAAATAATAGGCAATGCCTCTAAAATCGATTTAAACGGGTTTTGGCGGGTTTTAGTGGTTTTGCTTGCTAGTGTATTGGAGGGTATGCGATCGCTCAATATGGCGCGATCTGAGGGTTAGGGTTTACCCTTAGGCCAGGTGTTGTATTGCTGCAACACTTTGTTTGTCAATAGGTATATACCTTGTGTGTTGTTTTTATACCACGGCCAGAAATTTAGGCAATAAAAAACCCTCCAATTGGAGGGTTATTGTTTTGGGGTATTGCTTAAACTGGATCTACTACAAAACCGCTATAGTCTTTTTTTGCTTTACCCTTAGCATACAATGCCACGATAGTATTTTGATCATCTAAATGGCGAATATCTGAATTATCCCCTCCCACTACTGGCAAACCTAAAAAGCTTGTGGGAATATCTTCCACTCTTCTAAATACTGTGGCAATTCTCATTTTATTATCAATTGCTTTTTTGACATATGGTTGATATTGAATGACACCACTATAAGAAAATGTAAGATCATAATTTTTTGGGAGATCTACCCTATTTGCTATTTTGGTGTAGTCATAAAATTGTATCTCTGGAAATAAATCAAAAATTGTAATTGATCTAATTTTGCCATGCATAAATTCATAATCAAAATATACATTTTCCCATTTAATATCACTTGTACCATTTAATCTAATTAATAGAGTTAAACCCGCTTTTTTTGCTTGTTTAATTCCCTTATTTATATCCAGTACTAAATTGAGCATAAAATTCTGACGATCTTCAAAATAGTATTGTGTCTTTTTAATTCTCGCATTTTGAATACTGGTAAATGCTCCCCTCCCACTAGTATATAAACAAGCATTTTCGCATTGTGCTATTTTTGCCATTGGGCATACATTAAACCCGCTTATGTCACTAGGTGCTAAGTAGAGTATTCCAGTTAAAAACCCCAATTGCTCTCCCTTAACTGTTTTGGCATTGGTGTCAAACCCTAATAATGGTTTGCGTATTGTTGGTTTATTAGTTTGCATAAATTAATTCCCTTGTGTATTGGTTTATATTTACTACTATCATAATTTTAAAACACTTATACAGTAAATTTACGATATATTTACCCTAATAGGGTTTACCCTGGCCGGGATGCCTAAAAAATAGGCAATCGATTTGGAAGGGTTTTAAGCGGGTTTTTAGACGATTTAATACAAGTTGATCTAAGTGTATTGGAGGGTATGCGATCGCTTAACTGGAGCAGATCTGATCGTTAGGGTTTACCCTAGGCCAAGTGTTGCGTATTTACAACACTTGCGTGTCAATAGGTACATACCCTGTGTGTTGTATTAATACAACGGGTACATGGTGGTTAGGGTATACCACTAAGGGCAAACCCTACCGCTCTCTCACGCACGCATACTGCACCAAACTGGTGCGCTGTTAGTATGCACTAACCTGATGCACCAAACTGGTGCGCTGGCAATGTAAGTGAGCACTCACTTCCAGGCTGCACCACATTGGTGCGCTGGCAATGTGAGCGTCTACTAACTTGGTGCGATGCAACATGACAATGCACCAAGTTGGTGCGGCCGGGAAGTGAGTGCGTGCTTACTTCGCTATGCACCACATTGGTGCGCTGATGTGTCACCAATGCACCAAGTTGGTGCAGCGGGGTGTTGTTTTTTTACCACACCACCCAAATAGGATTCCAGTGACTGCGGCCGGGCGGGTCCCATACCAAGATCAAGCTTGACCTACTTTCCTATGCGCTTTTCCAAAATGTGTATATTTTTTTGTATTTTTTATACATATCAGACTGTTGATATAGTAATAAGACAGGATACAAAAAGTGCATCCTGTCTCCTAAAAACGCTCCTAAGTTTTTGTTTTTTATAGATAAAGTGTGTTTGATATAGTATTAAGGTGACAGGGTACAAAAACGCATGGTGTCTCCAAAACGACCCGCCAGCCCTTATGGTATATAGTTGATATAGTAATAAGACAGGGTATCCATAGTATTTCTTTATTTTTTTATTTTTTAATAAAATAGAGAAACACATATACCCCCCTAAGTGTGTTTTGACCGTGGATACTATGGATACTGTGGATAGCCCCCGTGGTATAAGGCTCGCAGGGTGACAGGATAGCGTTGATATAGTAATAAGACCGTGGATACCCTGCCTCCTTCTATATCAAAACATATTTGTAGGGCGCTTTTGATATAGTATTTGCATAAGTAGTTGTATGAAGAGATTAAATCCAATCACAAACGCACCCTTCAAATATGGCGATGAGCGTGAAGACGGCTATCGGTTCTTTAACTATAGAACCAAAGTCGGGAGCAGTGGCTACAAGTACGAGCAATGGTTAAGTCCCGAAGCGTTTAAAGCAGCGGAAAATAGGGATCGGTTTACTAAGCACAAAAAACGGCGGCAGGATGGGAAACCCATTCGTATGACAAGAGGCAAGCGTGAACGACTGAAAGAAAATCGTGTGTAAAAATTATGTCTACCAAATCAAAGGTGTATTAGAAAAGCCCAATAAAGAAATCGGTGGGTTTAGAGTAGCGGTTTGTGCTGCTGATCTTTTAGAATTGGTTGATGTGCCAGCTGATATATTCAAACCCGAACTTCTCGCTTATTTTAAATATCGGTTGTCTGTAAATAATTATTTGGATGTCAGAAAGCTTCCCGATAATATTGCCAACCAATTAAGAACCCCGATGAATGAATGGTTAGATTATTGGGTTTGTAATGGCCATAGCAAGTAATACCCCAGTGCCAATACCTGGGGGATGGACATTAGCAAAGCATTTAAAAAAAGGTGACTATGTATTTTCTTCCAAGGGATTACCAATACAGATTGTCGGTACTCATGAATATGTACCGACAACTTGTTATGAGGTATTATTAAACGATGGAGTATCTATCTTGGTTGATAATCATACTCGTTTCCCTGTTAGTGATATTAACAGACGATGGGTAGAAAATCAGTATCAAGCCAAACGAAGAAAGCGTTCAGTTCAAAAGTTTGCCACACCCGAAGAACTCCTTGATATTGGATTAACTACGGACAGGGGGGATCGGATATTCTCGATTAATAACACCGCCCCTATTCAGTTTTTATGGGAAGATCATCCAGTACCACCCTTTATTGTGGGAATGTGGATGACTAAACGCAATATGCGAGGTCGATTTAGTCTGCGACCAGAGAACATTGAGTTTATTAAAAAGAAAATCCGCTCGTATGGTTGGAATTATGTGGAGGAGTCGGGTAACACCATAGAAATTCGCCCGTCCATCAACCATTCGTTCATTACCAAGTACCCTACGGTACCTAAAGTTTTGCCACCAGAGTATTGTTTTGGGGCAATCGAGCAGAGAATTGAATTGTTGCAAGGATTTTTGGCGCTAAGACCCAACGCTTACAACAAAAAACGCAAAGAGTTTGAAGTTTACAGCACAGATTTACGATTTTTAATTACGATTCAAGGAATTTGTGAATCGCTGGGCATGAAAACCCAAGTTTTTTCGCGCGATCACAGCATTACTCACAAATTACGCTTTAAAACTAACATTCCACTGACCAAAGAGCAAGAAATTGTGCCCAATTTGAAAAATGCTGGTCGAAGAATGATTACCGCCGTCAATACGGCTCAAATTCTGAGCTGTATTCACATCAATACGGCTCAACCATTTGTCGTAGGACAAGGATTTTTACCAATATGGCATTAAACACACAGCAAGAAAAGCTTCTTGCTCTTTTTGCAGCACAAAACAAACACTGGCCAAAACAAGAACTAGATCTTGCCCTTTGGCGAGTTCGTTGGGAGCTCACCGCTCTTGATCATCAACGAGAACCAGAAGACGGCGATTATGATACCATGCTTATGCTTGCTGGTCGTGGCGCAGGTAAGACTTACACAGCTTCCAACTGGATTGGACAGCGTGCAGCTCTTTACAATGGAACGCGCTGGCTTGTCACAGCACCAACTTCTTCCGACATACGGGCAACTTGCTTTGAGGGTGACTCTGGCCTTTTGAATATCATCCCACCATCCTTGATTGACACCTACAACAAATCGTTGTTTGAGATCCATCTAAAAAACGGATCAATTATCCAAGGCATTCCTGGCACCGAACCAGAGCGTTATCGTGGTAAGCAGTACCATGGTGCGTGGTTTGACGAGCTTGCCGCATTTGATTACCTAGATGACGCATGGGATCAAGCACAGTTTACCTTGCGTTTGCGTGATCCTCGCTTTCCACGAGTACAGCAGATTGTTACCACTACCCCAAAGCCAAGAGAGCTCATTGTAGATCTTAACGAAGGCAAGGTAGGGGGTGATGTCTATGTGGTCAACGCCTCGTCTTATGACAACCGAGCAAACCTCTCCTCGTCCTTCTTTAAAGCCCTTGAGACATACGAAGGCACCGATCTTGGTAAGCAAGAGATTTACGGTGCGATCCTCGACCCCGAAGACGCTGGCATTATTAAACGCAAATGGTT